TTGAGGTTGGCGGAGTACTCTCTCTTTCTGGATATTCAACATCAACCAATCCACTATCTGCTCTTCCACAGAACCAGACTCCACCGTCACAGTCGGAGGCCAAGGCAACCGGGCCTCCAGGACCTTCCACGATTTCTTCCATACTGAGTACTCTTCTATCTTTCGCTTGTGTTGCATAACAAATGACGGGTCCCACGCGTCTAAGTCCTTTAGTTCCTTCCCATCTGAAATGAGCTGAGCGGCTTGAAGGAACTTCGAGTTTTTTCCTTTCTTCTTTAATACACTGGCGACATCGATACCCTGAGCGATATAATCGCCGTCCTTCGTGACATACTCGACACACTTCTTCATGTTCTTCATTGCTCGGTAGTCGCCGTGCTTTCCGCATAAAACATCCGCAAAGGCTGCATCGTTGCTGGTGAACTCGACCGCGAGTTCTACGGCTACATGTAAATGGAACTGGCCGTCTTGGTGCTTCTCCCGTGCTATAATATACCAAGTAGGGTTTGGCCAGAGTTCCAGGAGCTTTGGCACCACATCGGCAGGTGGGGTAGGGCACTGCGGGAACGTTAGGAACAGGCGCTTGCATCGGAGCCGGTAGGGCATAAGGGCCGTTGGGAGGAGGAGGAGGGGCTGGCGCTGGTAATACTAGAGCGCTCAGCCCTCCTTTATATCCTCCACCCAATCAAGTCCGGAGCGGGGCACGGATATTTTCCTAATAGGAAAAGAAGCTTAGGAAGCTTTCCTAATGGGGAATTGTTGCGGGAATAATTATTTTAGAGAACCGTTGCACTTGGCTTACAAATAGCGAGGCACTAATCTGTTTTAACCACCGGGGGACGGCGCTAGCGTCTAAGTGAACCACTGCGTTTTGCTTGTTGTTATCAATATTTCCAATGTCTCGACCTTCATCATACAATAATAATCACCTTCCACCAATGGACGAAGAAAAACCCAAAGTCAGTGGACTCAAAAGGACTTATGCTGAAAATCCAATTAATTCCAAGAAAAAATCCAAAGTACATTTCGAGGATACCGTTATTGACCGTTTAGACCGTATAGAAATAGTACTTAATGAACTGTTAGCGTCTATTGTACATTCAGACGACGAACAAGAAGACATACCTATCACACAATGCCTGGAGTGAGACAATTTGGATCGAGGAGTTACTCCTCTAAATTCAATAAACCAAGAACCACTCGTTTTCACATGACTGCAGGACTACGTAGTCTAATCATGGCTAAACGTTTCTCACGTATACCTAAACAACCTGCTTACCTTCGGTCATTCAGAGGAGAAATTAAAGCACTGGATGTACCTGTCCAAGGCTACAACATCAACACTAGTGGCTCTATCACTTGCATGAACCTCATACGTATTGGCTCAACATTCGTTAATCGAATTGGAAGACGTGTTGAAATGAAAAACTTGAGGTTGACAGGCATCTTGACACCTCTACGCACTAATGCATCTGAAGACTACATGCGAATTATGATCGTCTATGACCGACAACCTAACGGAGCATTCCCTGCTCTTGCAGACATTATACAGACAACTGACCAAGCAGCTGCAAACACAACTGGTGTATTCTCAAACATCAATCTCAACAACCGAGATCGCTTCATCTTTCTCAGAGACAAACGTATCGCACTTCCATCACTTACAGTGACTGCTGGAGTTGTCACTAACCCAGGATTCATTGACCCTATCACTACTCTAACAAACTTTGACTTCTTCGTCAAACTCAAGGGACTGGTGGCACAGTACAAGGCGGACTCGGCCCCGGCCGTTATCGGAGACATAGCTACAGGAGCCCTACTGCTAGTTATCGTAGGAGGCACTGCCTCAGGCTCAGAGGGATACCAATGTTCACTAGAAAGTCGTTTACGTTTTAATGATCACTGAAATGTGATTTGAATGAACTTGTCAACATATACTTCTTTAACTCTAGATATTAAACTCTCTAATTTGTCTGATGGTACTTTTGTATAAACGTCTGGTAACCAATAGTTACTCAAAATGATAGTCGGTATCTTCTGCATCTTCATAACTTGGGACCCCTTCACACGGAGACAATTCGGCTGTCCATCTAGCCAAGCATTCATCCACTGTATCGTCTTCTGTCCTCGAAACTCGTCCAGGACTGCAAGGTCGTACTTCTGGTCCTCCCATAGATTGTAAAAGTCCTCGTCCTTCGGTATATAATAAATCTTCAAGTATTTCTCCAAATTCATCACCAAAGTCGTCTTGCCGACTCCAGGCTTCCCATGAAGGTACAATTGAGGTTGGCGGAGTACTCTCTCTTTCTGGATATTCAACATCAACCAATCCACTATCTGCTCTTCCACAGAACCAGACTCCACCGTCACAGTCGGAGGCCAAGGCAACCGGGCCTCCAGG